CACAAATCTTTGCCACCATCAAGGGCGCATTGATGGATCCTGAGCTGGAAGAAATGCCCACAGACACCTTGCGTGGCTTGGACTTCCGTATCACCAAAACCAGCAAAGGTGGCTATGCTGACTACAGCACCAGCAAGTGGGCACGTAAAGAATCAGCACTGACCGAAGCCGAACAAGCGGCAATCGCCACACATGGTGCATTTGACTTGAGCACATTCCTGCCCAAGAAGCCAGGCGATGTTGAGCTCAAGGTCATCAAAGAGATGTTTGAGGCCAGTGTGGATGGACAGCCTTACGATACAGAACGTTGGGGTCAATACTTCCGTCCTGCTGGTGTACAAGCACCCGGTGGTGCCGGAGCCGCACATGTTGACGAAGACGTACCAGCAGCCAAGCCAGCACTCAAAGTGGCAACACCTGCACCAGCAAGTGACTTTGACGAGGACGACACTCCTGCAGCATCAGCCCCTGTGGCCAAGCCTGCAGCCTCGGGACAAAATGCCCAGGACATCCTGGCCATGATCCGTAGCCGTCAGGCCAAGTAAATGTAGAGCACCCAGAATAGGGAAGGAAACTTCCCTATTCTTTTTACAAAACGAAAGCAATCGCACTTGAAATTAAAAGATGTTATACTTGTTCCGTACAAAATATTTGATTCTCCATTAGAAAATCTCGGACCGGAGATAATGATATGGGATCATATGAACGGATTTGATAAGAATTTACGCAACCCGTTGTTGGATAAATTAGAAGATTATTGCAAAGTCAACAATACTACAATAGTTGTCAAGCATGATCAATTTCTCAGTGATTCGGTAAAGAAAAATTATCCATATTTAAAGTTAATCACCCATTATCCAATTCAACTGCATAATGATTGGGGAAATTGGTTTAGAAGACATCGTACTCACCCTCCAATTGAATATAAAAATTTTATTTGTAGTTTCAATGTAAGCGAGCATGTAGGCCGTAAATTGCTAATGGCAATTCTTCATCGATTTGGGTATTTTAATCCTGAATATTCAAGCAAACATACAAAATTTACCACGGAATCGTTAGATGGAAATTTGCAAGACCTAGTAGGTGAGGATGAAAAATTTTATAGAAAATTTTTTATTGGCCCCGGCAGCGATGATTTTTTTCAAAAAACAATAAAATTTAGTTATCCGAGTTTGTATCATAATTATAACTTATCTCAGTTAGAAGATAAAATTACCAATAGTTTTTTACACATTGTTAGTGAAACAATGGCCACCAGTTACCAACCTCGAATAACTGAAAAATTTTTTCATAGTTTGGTCACACGCGGGTTGTTTTTGGCCTATGCTCAACCCGGCTGGCATGCTCACCTGGAAAAATATACCGGGTTTAAAAAATACACAAAATTATTTGACTACCGATTTGATACTATACAACATCCAGTCGAGCGATTGATTGAATTGATGTGTATGGTATCTAAATTCAGTCATTTAACTCCACATGAGTGGCATGATTTATATCTGTTGGAAAAAGACACAATTGATTACAATTACGATTGGTTCTTTAGTGAAGAATATGTAAAATGCATAAAAGCACACATTCGAGCACAATAACAATCAGACTTGGCCTACACCAAAATATCAAGGTCCCGCAATTGGATGTATCTTTGATATTAGATAGTCAAGTTTTTGTAGTTGATACCACTAAAACTCTAAATGAATTTACGTTTGAATATGACCCAACAAGCATATCCCAGCATCGATTTGAATTTAAAGTTAGCGGAAAACAACAACATTTAAAAAAATTCTATGTTGATGTTGCCAACAACATAACAACATCAGACATTCCTTCATTGGCCTGCATCATAGATACAATTGAATTTGATGGGCATGATATTGTACCATTGCTTGCTCACACTGCCCGATATCATCATGATACCAACGGAGGTACTGAGTTAATGTCTGACGAATATACTCATTGGTTGGGATACGACGGTAGTATTGTTACTACGTTCCTTACGCCATTGTTTGCTTGGTTTGTGGTTGATTATAAATTTTAAATGTTTTTTTATTTTTTAATGCAGCATTATAAGATAATCGGTCGTTTGATTCTTTGCACAAAGAGCACGCCTCTATTGGGTCAAAGAGAGTCATGAGTTGATCTAATGAATTAGTGGCGGACAGTGGTTGATAATCAGTCAGCACTTTAGGGATTGGTTTGTTATGTTGTTTAAGAAGATCTGGGCCAACTGCTACCAACCCACATTTATACAGTTTGCCATCAATCATACGAACGCAAGTTCGAAGCATACAATTTTCATGTGCAATAACTGGATCACTGTCATAAAACTCAAAGTCAGAATTCTTAAAGGGAGATATCTGAAAACTAGTATAGGAATAAACAATAATATTAACGCCTAATTTGGTTTTTAATTGTATATTATTTTGGGACTCGTAACCAGGAAGTTTTTGTACCGGCATCAACTCGCAATCTCCAAACGTAGAAAAAATTTGATCAGCAATCAAAGATTTTAAATCTTCTGAATGCGCAGTTATTTTAATAATGTATTGATATTCTGCCGCCAGCTCGTGTAAATTTTTAACTTGAGAAAGATAAGTGCCATTTGTTAACAATCTGCCTTCGACACCAGGCCACAATTTTCTAAGACCACGCATCCAATCTTTTAAATTGGGATTTAAGGTAGGTTCGCCACCAAGGATTTCCATATACTCAAGATCAACTTTATCCGCCCATGATTGATAAAGTGATTCATCAAAATTGAAATGCCCTTTGAATTTATAGTTGTTAAAAGTATGGCAATGATCGCAGTTGAGATTACAAACATTGGTAACATAAAAGGCCATACCAGGAAGAAGAATTTTTGGCATAATACACTATTTACTAATTACTGATAATATGTTAAAATTAGCCAAGCACCATTACAACATTACAGGAGAAAATCATGGGAAAACCATTTGACGTAAGCAAGTTCCGCAAGGAAATCACAAAAAGCATTGACGGTTTGTCAATCGGATTTAACGATCCCACAGACTGGATCTCAACAGGCAACTATGCCCTGAACTACTTGATCTCAGGAGACTTCAATCGCGGCATTCCTTTGGGCAAGGTCACAGTGTTTGCTGGCGACTCTGGTGCAGGTAAAAGTTACATTTGTTCAGGCAACATTGTGAAGAATGCACAAGAACAAGGTATCTTTGTGGTGTTAATTGACAGTGAAAATGCACTGGATGAAGACTGGCTCAAAGCATTGGGGGTTGACACCAGTGAAAGCAAACTGCTGAAGTTGAGTATGGCCATGATTGATGATGTGGCAAAAACCATCTCCACATTCATGAGTGACTACAAAGCCCTGCCTGAAGGCGAACGTCCCAAGGTCATGTTTGTGATTGACAGTCTAGGCATGTTGTTGACTCCCACCGACGTCAACCAGTTTGATGCAGGCGAAATGAAGGGTGACCTTGGTCGTAAACCCAAAGCTCTCACCGCCTTGGTGCGTAACTGTGTGAACATGTTTGGTTCATACAACGTGGGCTTGGTTTGTACCAATCACACATACGCAAGCCAGGATATGTTTGACCCTGATGATAAAATCTCCGGCGGTCAAGGTTTCATTTACGCCAGCTCAATTGTTGTGGCCATGAAGAAGATGAAGCTCAAAGAGGACGAGGACGGCAACAAGGTGTCAGACGTCAATGGTATTCGTGCAGGCTGTAAAGTCATGAAAACACGATATGCCAAACCGTTTGAAGGTGTGCAGGTCAAGATTCCTTACACAACAGGTATGAGTCCTTACAGTGGTCTAGTGGACTTGATTGAAAAGAAAGAGCTGCTCAAGCGTGAAGGCAACAGCTTGGTGTTTACCACCAGCGATGGCGAAGTCATCAAGAAGTTCCGCAAAGCATGGGAAAAGAACGATGATGGTTGTTTGGACAAAGTCATGGCTGACTTCAACAACATCAAAGCAGAGGTAAGTACAGCCGACACTGTGGAGGAATAAAATGTCAGCAGAAGTAGCAAGCGAAATTTGGGGTGAGCTGAAACGCTATGTCAACGTGGTAGATCGCATGGATGCGGCCGAAAGCATTGTGGCCATCCTGATCGATCATGATCATGACGTGGACGAAATCAAAGACGCATTCAAAGGTGATTCAGACATCAAAAAAGCTCTCACAGCATATCTTGACAATGACAAGGACTATGCAGAAGAGGAAGATGAAGAACTTGATGACGAGGACAACTACAATCAAGAAGATGACTACTAATGTGGTACAGCCGAGTAGTTGCCGACCTTGGTAACATACCTGACTTCATTGCACACTTTGAGTCAGAGTTGCTTGACGCCAAGCGTGACTGCAAGATTGGCGGACTAGTAGAAAAGAACATCACTGCACTACCGGGCATCACTGAGCATAGATTCAACCAGTTGCAAGAAATTGAAGCTGTGTTGAACTTTCTCAACATTCAACTGCGCAAGATACGCACCCGGCACTTCAAGAAATACCTTGAAGGTTATGCTCGTGCGCTCACAGCACGTGACGCTGAAAAGTATGTGGATGGTGAAGAAGAAGTTGTGGACTTTGAAACCATCATCAACGAAGTAGCACTGCTACGCAATCGCTGGCTGGGTATCATGAAAGGGTTAGACACCAAGCAGTGGCAAATGGGGCATGTGGTTCGATTACGCACAGCAGGCATGGAAGATATCACGGTATAACATGACTGATGAAGAACAGTGGCAACGAGATTTAGAAGAAATGGAGATCTTTTTCCTACTGTTCTTTTTTGAAGCCTGGGTAGCATTCTGGTGGTTAGTGCATCGATCATATATAACACTATGACAGGAATGTACAAAGAATTACTTTACAAATATGATGTAGTTCACGATTTTGTTGCCAAGTATCAGCCTTGGAGTCTAGTAGATTGGGGGTGTGCAAATGGCAATCTTCTCAACCGGTTGGAAACAGATTTCCCTAGTATTCAGGAACTGGGAGGCTATGATCCTGGCAATCCTGATTATGATGTTGTGCCTGCTGGCACCTATGATTGTTTGGTCAGTTGTGATGTAATAGAACACTTTGAACCCAACCAGTTGGACTCATCGCTGAAGCTTATGCAAAGCAAGTTCTCTCAAGCAGCCTTCTTGATCATTGCTTGTTATCCTGCCAAAAAGCTGTTGTCCGATGGGCGCAATGCCCATTTGATTGTGGAAAATGAAGATTGGTGGATGCAAAAAATACAACAACAGTTTGACCAGTGCCGCATTGTATGGTCTGAACAAGTGATGTTTTCGGCCAATCGCAAAAAGAATCCACTAGGCAAACCCGAACTGCGTTTGATAGTTGAGCATCAAAATATACGCAGATAAATATCTGCATGAAAATTGTAATTGTTACTGGTGGATTTGATCCACTACATTCCGGACACATTGCCTACTTTGAAGCAGCAAAGCGACTGGGCGATAGATTGGTAGTTGGGCTCAACTCCGACGCTTGGCTCACACGCAAAAAAGGGCGACCATTCATGCCCATGAGTGAACGCCGAGCCATCATCGAAAACTTGAACATGGTGGACAAAGTAATCGAGTTTGACGATTCAGACAACACTGCCATTGATGCCATACGTGTTGCCCGCACACACTACACCGTGCCTAGAACCCAGTTTATATTTGCCAATGGTGGAGATCGCACAGCCGACAACATTCCTGAAATGGTGTTTGATGATGTACGATTTGAATTTGGCGTAGGTGGCGAGAACAAAGCCAATTCAAGCAGTTGGATACTGCAGGACTGGAAAGCACCCAAAACAGAACGTGCCTGGGGATACTATCGTGTGTTGCACGAAGTTGGTGCCAATACCAAACTCAAAGAACTCACCGTCATGCCCAAGACTTGTTTGAGCATGCAACGTCACGACCAACGTGCAGAGTTTTGGTTTGTGGCCCAAGGTGAAGCCGCAGTGTACACACTTGATGCAGGCACCGATCACGACTTGGTTGGCAACTTCAAACAACATGACTATGTGTGGATCAAAAAGAACCAATGGCACATGTTGTGCAACGAAACTGATCATCCACTCAAGTTGATTGAAATACAATACGGAGATAACTGTGTTGAGGAAGACATTGAGCGTAAGAAATGAAACCAATTCCTGTGTTTGTAGGCTACGATCCACGTGAAGCCATTGCATATCACACATGCGTAAATTCAATAATCAGACATGCCAGTCAGCCAGTGGCCATAATCCCTGTGGCCTTGAACTTGTTTCGAGACTACAGCGAAACACACACCGATGGCAGCAATCAGTTTATCTACAGTCGCTTTCTTGTGCCACACCTGATGGACTATTCAGGATGGGCCATATTCATTGACGGCGACATGATCCTGCGTGGTGATATTGTGGAACTATGGAACTTGAGAGACCTTGCCAAGGACGTCATGGTGGTCAAACACGACTACAAAACACGCATGGCCGAAAAGTATCTTGGCAGCAAAAACGAAGATTATCCAAGAAAGAACTGGTCAAGTGTGATATTGTGGAACTGCAACAGTTTTCCCAATCGCAAGCTGACACCTGAGTTTGTGCAAAACTCAACAGGTGCAGAATTGCATAGATTCACTTGGTTAGAAAATGAACGTATTGGCGAGTTACCTAAAGAGTGGAACTGGCTGGATGTCGAATACGAGTGGAATCCCTTGGCAAAACTGGTACACTATACCTTGGGCACACCTTGTTTTCATGAGTTTGCCGATGCAGGCGACTTTGCAGAAGACTGGCACAAGGAACGCATGCTAACTGACTACTGTCAACAAAGAACATAACATGGACGAAGAACAAGAACTAGCACCACTGCCGCGGCATGAACTGGACATGGTGCCTCCAGAATTAGCCGAACTATTTAGAGATTTGATCAAGTATCGTGTGGATCCAGCAGGCGACTACTATGGGCTGAGCATACAAGCATTAACAGAAAAAATACATGCATTGGATAATCAAGCAGTGCATGCCATTGACAGTGAATTTAGATACGCAGAAAAGGGAAAGATGTTTGATCCTATACTACAGAGTTTTACCATAGGTGCTGGTGGGCAAATAACCACTTGGAGCAAGAGCGAAAAGTCAATGACTCCGGTTATCCTGCGTGGCATTACCAAACGCAAAGAAATGCGAGCCTGCAAAGAAGCTGGTAGAGATTTTTACTACATTGACACAGGGTACTTTGGCAACGGCAAAAAGAAAACATTTCATCGTGTGACCCGAAATGATGTGCAAAACTTTGGACCTATTATAGATAGGCCCAGAGACCGGCTGGCTGCAACAGGATTTCAACCACGCAAGTTCTATCGTGGCAGCAAGATATTGTTGGCACCGCCCAGTCAAAAACTATTGAATCTCTACGACATTGATCTAGAGCAATGGCTGGACAATGTGCTTAAAGAACTCGCCGTTAAAACTGATCGTGAAGTTATTGTGCGCCGCAAACCTGGCCGCACTGCCAGAACCAGTGATGATTCAATGGCACATGCATTGGAACAGGACATACACTGTCTAGTAACATTCTCAAGTATTGCTGCCGGTGAAGCCTTGCTCAATGGCAAGCCTGCTATCACACTTGGGCCCAATGCAGCCGCTGCCTTGTGCAGTCAGAGCTTGGATGCCATCAACGAACCCTATGTGCCTACCTTGGATGAAGTAGAACGTTGGGCTGCACACATAGCCTATTGTCAATTTACAGAAGCAGAAATGCGTGACGGCACAGCATGGAGAATCTTGCAGGGTGGTTGATGTTGTAGTCTATGTCAGCAGTGTGGCCAACCCACAGAAACATTCTAGAAAAATACAATGTCTAGAAAGTTTTGCTGAGGGTGTGCGAGCTGTTGGGCACACAGTTCAAGTAGAGTGGGAACATCGGTATACTCCCAGCAAGTTGGCTGTGATACTAGGCTGGGCTACCACAAACACTGGCGGTCGCAACATCACGCTAAGAAAACAAATCATTCCAGAACAGCGACGGCACGGGTTTCAGACCATGTGTATAGATGCAAGTTGTTGGAAGTATCTGGACGACCATGGCAGTTACTTGAGATACAGTCTCAATGGACCGTTTTATGATCGCGCTGAATATGCCAACAAGAACAGTGATGCTACCAAGTGGGTTGAGATCAGTCATCGTTTAGGGGTGCATTTAAAAGTCGCAAAGTCAAATCAAACCGGACACATCTTAATCTGCATGCAAAGAGACGGTGGATTTGCTATGAAGACTCTGGATCCAATGACTTGGTTACACGACAAAATACATCAGATCAGATCAGTCAGCAGTAGGCAAATATATGTAAGACCGCATCCTGGACAATACAACATGCTGGACTTTGCAATGTATAACTCAAAACAAGGCAAACGACAAAATGTTGTTATACTTGAGCCCACACAAAGTCGACTGATTGACAATCTACAAGGCGCACACGCAGCGGTGTTCTTCAACAGCAGTGCCAGCGTAGCAGCGGTGTGTGAAGGCATACCAGTATTTGTTGATGATTCAAGTTGTGTAGCTTGGGTAGTGGCCAACAAAGATATTTCACAAATTGAATCGCCAGAAACGTTTGATAGAAATCAGTGGGTATATGACCTAGCATCAGCACACTGGAGTGATGATGATGCCCGTGCTGGTCGCATCTATCAAAAGTTCTTGCCTTACCTGTGAATCTGATAAGATTCGACCATGTCGGCTACTGATTCCCCGCCATCAACAAATTCCCAAATGTGGAATTGGCTCCAGCAAATATGATCCCACCAGTCTCCCCTATCTGGATGTTGTATGTTGCTCAAGTTCTCTACTCCGCCCATGAGCAAGGTGGTCATGCTGTGATCTATGGTATAAGCCGGCACGCCTAACAAGCAGGCTTCTACGCAGGCCATGGTTCGATCTCCCACCACAGCGTGTGCATTGTCCAACAGTCGCACAAAACTGTTCCAACGACCAGGTTTGCTGCCACCTTTGTCGCGCCACACAATCTTGCCATCCCAGTACTGCCTAATGACAGCTTCCATTTTTGCACACCACTCCACAGTGTTTTCGCCTGTGCGTTGTTGTAGTATTTTGTTTATGGGCAGGGGCACCACTACATAATCGCCGGCTGTGGTGCGCCATGGATACATGGATTTTGGCTCTGTAAACAACTGTGATCTAGGCCAAGGGCGAGATCTCATGTTGAGATTGTGGTGTCCACAATAGGTAACACGACGAGTGTTGCGTCTGGGTTCGTTGTCGCCCCAGTATCCAAACTCTATTTCAATCCATGGACGTCCGGCCTCAATCCATTCTTTCAGCGGTGACCACCAAGGTGCAAAGTGGCTTACAACTAACACATGATCGTGGGGTATGTCTTGTAGTAGATCAAATGTTTTTAATCCCTTGCGCCGCCACGGTTCCAAGGTCCATTTTTCAAAATCACCTTTGACTGCTGGTGACCATGCGTACTTTATTTCCACCCCATGATCCAGTCATCTTTGACTTGGTCCAATCGAACCATGCCCCATGACTTCATGAGTTCAATGGCAGCATGTTGGCCATATTGACTGCTGTAGGCATCGTGTGGTTTTTGTTCTACCACAACAACAGGACGGCAACGTTGAATAGTTTGTTCAGCACCTTGCAATATGCGATACTCGTAGCCTTCACAGTCCATTTTGATATAGTCTACTTCGTCAAGTTCTAGATCATCCAGTCGGTACACTTCAGTATCGCCTGCACCCACAGTGGCAGGATCAATGTGCGTGTGTCCAGTATTGCCTTCGGTAATGATCATTGTGGCTTGTGTGCGTTTATCGCCTAGCGCAAAGTCTTTGACCTGTAGATTGGCTGCAGATACATTCTGGATCAAGCATTCTCTAAACATGGCCACTGGTTCAAATGCCAACACCGTGCGAAAGTTTTTGCAAAGACTGCGACTCCACAATCCCACATTAGCGCCAATGTCTAGTGCAACACCACGTTTTTTAGCATGTGTCATACTACGATCACGCACTTGGTATTGATATTCAGCAGGTCCACCTTTGTCCGTGCTTTTCTTCAGCATTTTTGGAAAGTGTGATTCAGCATCTGGGAACCACCACCCTTGGTATTCATACACTTAGTATCTCCTCTGTTTGTTTAAGTATCTTTTCTGCTCGTCCATTCTTGAATTCGTCTATGTGAAATTGCCCATACGCCAAATGATACGCCCAGGCTAGGACTTGGTCTCGATCCGGGAACCAAGGATTGTCTATGCGAGTTAAGTCTGTGTTGCCGACCGGTCCGGCTGCATTTGATGGTGCCAGCACAAAAACTGGTGTGCCTGCCAGCACAGCTTCTGTAGCTGCAATGCTGTTGAATGTTACCACAGCATGTACATCATCCAAGGCATTCTCCACACGATTTATTTTTCTATCTGTGCGACTTCGGTTGCGTTCACGTATGATCACAGGTCGATCTGTGTACTGCTTGATTGTAGCGATAGTTTCTGCCAACCATGTGTTTAGTTCTATGTCATAAAACTTGCAAGGTTTTTCATCAGGGGCAACAATCAGTATTGTGCTGCCACGTCTACGATTAGCAACTTCTAAACCAAGTTGATTCCAACGGTCACTGGGTCGCGGTATGACTTGATTATGTTGTAAGTTGTTGGGCACAATTCTATGCCAGTGTTTCCAGCCGTGGGGATTTTTAAAATTGGGACGATTGCCCAAATATCCCGAGTCCATGTATCTAAATGGTCTCTTATCCTCCCAACACTGCTTGATGATCTTGTGTTTCATTATACCACGCAGCATGAGTGGCTCCGTACTGTCCTCATAACGCCACGATTCTAAAGGTGTTGGCTCTTTACCTATGCCTCGGGCATACATGTCAATGTACTCGTCATCGCCGTTTTTACTTAGGAATATCATCGCCAGTATGCTTCTTTTCTCTGCACCACAAGGTCTTTGAGTTTGCTACGCCCATCGCGTTTGCGTTTGCCTTTGAGGTGATCAATATACGCACCCCACTCACAGTTGATTAGCGGATGACCTTCACCATTGATCAGGCCTGCTGACCAGTTGAGTTCTGCTAGGCCACTACGGTTTTTAACATCATCAAACACATAACTGTCATGCCATTCACTCAAGGTAAAGATACCATTTTCAGCATCGTCATACATGCGTTGGAACTCTGACAAAAACTTTTGTATGGGCTCATGTCGCAAGTTCATACCATACAGGCCACACTCGGTGAACTTGTTGCTACGGCCTGCATAACACAGTTCTCTATCATCTGGAAAGAATGAGGAAATCTTTTGTACAGTAATTGGACTATGACACACCATGTCTGCATCCATCCAAATCAACCAATCTGTAGTGCAGTGACGGGCAGCATGGAATATGGCATATACTTTGTGGGCAAAACGCACTGCTTGCCATTTGAATGCTTTGCGCTCGCTACCGGGTCCAATATCGCCATTGGCCTTGGGCACGTTGCGCCATTTGTTTTTGAATGTGACCAAGTCTGCGCTGACCGCTTCCAAATCCAATACTTGTAAGTTAGGAGCAGATTGTGTAACAGTACACCCTTCAGCATATACTTTTAAGAGGATGTCTTGGGGCCATGTTTGCAAAAAAGTTTGTATCATTCTGGATCCGTAAGAGTTGTAACCTTCGGCATTGAACGTGGTAACTACAGTGTATTTCATAAGCGTATTTACAGTGATCAAAAGCATAG